CATCATAAAGAGGATTTATTAACATTTTTCTGTTAATTTTTTTTTTTTTCATGCTATATATAGGGAGAAAATTATAATATTATACTGATTGCACTCCCTATTTCTTTTTTTTTGTGCCTAGATGTAGGCACCTAAAAAAACAAATAGTGAGAGGGGGTGCAAAGAACCTCATATCATGTATACTTGGTTTTTGTGTTTTTTTTTATAACTTGAAGGCAACAACAATAAAACCTTTTTATCATGGAACAAGATTTAGAATTTTCAGTAGGAGACTATTTACTATCCAAAAGATTTGGCTGGCAGTACAAGATCATTAGCATCCGGTATGGCGTTGCAGTCATCCAGGATATTGTGAGGGAGAATGTGCGGATGAAGTTTTCACTAAGTGCTTTGTGCAATAGAGTGAAAAACGATAGCTTTGCTCACTCACCGCTTCCTTTTTAGTTGTTTAGGTATCGTTTGGCGGTGTGCCTCACCTTTATGGTGGGGCTTTTTTATGCAATAAAGTGAGATAGTTTTAATCTCATTTAGTGATACTTATATTGCACTCGTAATTACAAAGTATCTATACACTTATGGCGGAGAATCAAAACTTGTTCGGGCGTATCTTGAGCGCATTCCGTTCATCTCCTAACAATCCATCCACCTCGTTGGCGAATCCAGCCTCTTGGATGTTTGATGGTTCCGCATCAAAAACTGGCATTGCCATTACTGAAGATAGTGCTATGCGCTTATCTGCTGTATTTGGTGCCGTTCGTGTTATCTCTGAAACCATTGCCTCTCTCCCTTGGATGGTGAAGCAAGACTTTGAAGGTAGCACACGCAATGCCGCAGCGCACCCAATCAACCAGCTCATCCATTCCCCAAATGGAATGATGACCGACTTCAACTTCCGTGAGAGCTGCCAAGCACACCTTTGTTTGCACGGCAATGCTTACATAGCTATCAAGCGGAATGAGGCTGGGCAACCAGTAAGCTTGATACCAGTACATCCTGATAGGGTGAAGGTGAAGGTCTACAAGGATGAGAAGTTCTACACCATTGATGATGGCAAGGAAACTTTTGATGATACCGAGATGATCCACATAGTAGGGCTCTCTTTTGATGGTATTGTTGGCAAGAGCGTGATTGAAGCAGCAAGGGAAAGTATAGGCTTGGGATTGGCAGCCGATCAGTTTGGCGGTGCCTTCTTTGGGAATGGTGCAAATGTAAACACCGTGCTTACCCACCCAGGTAGATTATCAGATGAGGCATACAAGAGATTGATGGCCTCATGGCAGCGTAGATACGCTGGTTTAGACAACGCACACAAAACTGCAATTTTAGAAGAAGGCATGAACTTGCAAAAGGTGAGCATATCACCTAGCGAGAGCCAATTCTTAGAAACACGCCAATTTGGTGTGGTAGATATTGCACGGTTCTTCCGGATACCTTTGGCCTACTTAGGATCCTTGGAGAACAGCTCAACACGAGCGAACATAGAGGAGCAAGGAATACAATTTCAGCGCAATACCATCTTGCCATGGGTGAAGCGTTGGGAGGCAGAGTTCAACCGCAAGCTATTCCCTAATGGGAATGACTACTACATCCGCTTTAATATGGATGGGCTTCTTAGGGGTGACATCTCAAGCAGATATAGCAGCTATGCTACAGCACGCCAGTGGGGATGGTTGAGCGTTAACGATATACGCAAGTTTGAAGGCTTGGACAACATTGATAACGGAGATACATACCTCCAGCCGCTGAACATGGTAGATGTTGCAACGGATAACACTGATGATGACTAATGCCGTACACTGACTACCCACAAGCAGCAAGTGACAACGCACAACGTGCCTTGAACTTCCGTGAGGAGAATGGTACGGACTGCGGAACTCCGGTAGGCTGGGCGAGAGCCAACCAATTGGCTGGCCGTGAGTCTATCAGTGATGAGACTGTAGTGAGAACCTACTCATTCTTGAGCAGAGCCAAGGTTTATGACCAAGGTGACTTCACGGATGAGGATGGCAAAGAGATTTGTGGCTCCATCATGTATGCTGCATGGGGAGGTGATGAGATGCTCAGATGGGCAAAAAGGACTATTGAACAAATGGGAGAAGATAAAAAAGAACGCCACATCAAGTCAGTTGTTGAGACTGATGAGGAGATTGTGATCACCTTTGGAAAGGGTGAGATGGTTGATGAGGGTGGCTATAAAGAAGAAGATCGTGCGGAGCCTGATGAGTTAGTTGTTGGGGATTTTGTACGGTGGGGAACATCGGGCGGTAATGCTTACGGTGTAATCATTCAAATAGAAAGAGATGGAGAGCTTGAGGCAGATAGTGGTTTCACAATCACTGGCACACCTGATAACCCAGGTGCTCTCATCAGAATATACCGCTACTCTTCAGAAGAGGAAGCGTATGTTGAGCGCAAGCCAGCACTCAACGTGGTTCACTTGTTCTCAACGCTTGAGAAGTTTGATGCCGAGGTTAGAAGCCACAAGGCCATCATTGAGAAGCGTGAGTTTAGAATGGAAGAGGCTCAATACGAGGGCCAAACCATAAGAGGCTATGCCGCTGTGTACAATAGTGATAGTGAGTGGATGGGAGGCTTTTACGAGCAGATTGCTCCTGGTGCCTTTGATGGCGTTATGGACAATGATGTGCGTGCCTACTTCAATCATGATGAATCACTTTTATTGGGTAGAGTATCAAGTGGAACCTTGAGAATATCTACCGATGCAAGAGGATTGTACTATGAGGTGGATATGCCAAACACTTCCTATGCTAATGACTTGATTGAGTTGATGAAGAGAGGTGATGTGAATCAAAGCTCTTTTGCCTTCTTGATTGAGCAAGATAGATGGGAGGAGCGTGATGGCAAGACTTATAGAATCATAGAGAAAGTATCAAGGCTTCTTGATGTGTCTCCGGTAAGCCAACCGGCTTATCCTGATGCAACAAGTGAGCTAATGATGAGAAAAGATACACCTGAATCAGAAGGTGCTGAAACTGAGGCCAAGGCTGAAGTGGAAGAAGTTGCTGATAATGAAATCTTTGAATATAAATTAAAAATCCTAAAATTAAGTTAAGATGAAAAACATTGAACTTAGAGGAAAGCGTGCGCAGCTCATCAAAGATGCTGATGCCATTGTAGCTGCTGCACAAGCTGAAGGTCGTTCTATGACCTCCGAAGAAAAAACAAAGTTTGAAGCTATTGAAGCAGATGCTCGTAGCTTTAAGCAAGAGATTGACATCATTGAGCGTAACGCTGAGATGAAGAAAGAATTAGCTGCTACTGAAGGAGAGGCTCGTGCCGCTGCTACAAAAGTAACTGCTAAGGATGCTTTCTCAAAGTACTTACGCCATGGTATGGGTTCATTGAATGCTCAAGAGCGTTCTATGATCCAAAAGCGTGGTACTGCAACGCAGATTGTAGGTACTGATTCATTAGGTGGGTTCTTAGTACCTCAAGAGTTCAGCAATGAGCTTGATGTTGCTACTTTGTTCACTGGTGAGGTTGAGCGTTTGGCTAAGAAGTTGAACACTGCTTCAGGCGGTTTATTAGACTACCCAACTGTTGATGACACTGCTACTGATGCAAACCTTGTAGGTGAAGGTACTGCTGTAACCGTACAAGATATGACTTTTGCTAACGCTCAGTTATCTGCTTACAACTACAGCTCTTTGGTTAAAGTATCTCAGCAATTGTTGCAAGATTCAGCGTTTGACTTGAACAGCTTCTTAGTAGAGGCTATGGGTGAGCGTATTGCTCGTGCTACTAACGCTGCATTCTCTACTGGTACTGGATCATCTCAGCCACAAGGTATTGTAACTGGATCTACTAAAGGTGCTGATGCTGCTGGTGCAACTGCAATCACTGCTGATGACATCTTGGATCTTATCTACTCAATTGATGCTTCTTACCGCAACAAGCCAAGCTTTGGTTTGATGGCGCATGATAACATCATCTCTGCAATCCGTGCTTTAGGTGTAGGTGCTACTAATGACTTCCCAATCTTTATTCCTTCAATGGAAGTTGGGCAGCCTGATCGTGTAATGGGTATTCCAATCTATGTAAACAATGATATGGATAGCACAATTGCTGATACTAAGAAATCATTGTTAGCAGCTGACTTCAGCAAGTTTGTTGTCCGCAATGCTGGTGGTGTTCAGATGCTACGCTTAAACGAGCGTTTTGCTGATGAGTTAGAAGTAGGTTTTGTTGCTTACAAGCGTTCTGACTCTAAAGTCTTGAACAGCGCAGCAGTTAAGCACTTGCTACACTCAGCATAAGATGATTAAAGTAGTCTTTAAAAAGTCTATTGTTGGAACAGGGTTCCGCTTCCGCAAAGGTGCGGAGGTGGAACTCCCCAACGATAGGGCAAAGGAGTTTTTGAACGCTGGCTATTGTGATGCAGTCGCAGAGCCACCAAAGAAGCGTGCAAAGAAGAGCGTTGCAAAACCAAAAAGCAAAGAATCTAGGTAATGGCATATTCAGTAGTTACACCAGCGGCAAGTGAGCCAATCACTTTAACTGAGGCAAAGAACTTCTTGAGAGTTGATGGTAGTGATGATGATACACTCATCAGCGCACTCATATCTGCTGCTAGGGAGATGTGTGAATCTTACTGCCGTAGGATTCTAGTAACTACAGTAATAGATGAGTATTTTGATGGGTTCCCAAATTACAAGAATCCTGAATCAAAGGACATCATCTATCTAAGCCGTGGCCCAGTGGCAAGCATTGCAAGCGTGAAGTATGTTGATGAGATAGGTTCAGAAGTGACCGTAAGCTCTGATGCGTATGTTGCTGATCTTATCAGCGAGCCAGCTCGTATTGCAAGCACAGCCGGATGGTTTGCAACTAACGGAATCATCAACCAAGTTATAGTGCGTTACACCGTTGGTACGGATGTGAGCAGCATACCTACGCCATTGAAGCAAGGGATGTTGCTTATCATTAGTGACCTCTATGATAAGAGAGATGACCGAGTGAAACAATTGCCAACGGCATCCGAGTATCTATTCAATCCATTCCGAATCTTCACGTTCTAATGATTGACCAAGCTGGACAACTAGACCGGAGAATCATTATACAAGGCTTTAGTGAATCTACCGATGGTTTTGGGCAAGAGGTGAAATCATACTCTACTCTTGCATCAGTATGGGCTAATGTAAAGGAGAAAGTAGGAAGTGAGGGTGAAGAGGGTGATATGATAGCCTCCACTAAAAAGGTGGAGTTTATTATCAGGTACCGCACGGATGTTAATGAGCAGATGCGTATTTTGTACAACAGCAACATATACAAGATCCAAACCATACAAACGGCAGATGCTAGAAAGGCATTCTTGAAGCTTGTATGTTTGTGGTCTGATGCGCAGTAATGGAGAAAGTAAAAGTAAAGCTTGAAGGTGTAGAGGAGACAATGAAGAAGCTCAAGAAGCTTGATGATAGGCTCAAGAAGAGAATCATCAAGAAGGTGGGCAGAAAGTCTCTACCTCCAACGGTGGACTCTTATAGGAAGAACATCAAGGATGCTGATGAGGTGTTCAAGGTGTACCGAGAAGGTAAGATTGTCTATGAGATAATGCCTGGGCAACTTAGGAGAAGCGTAGGTATAAAATCACCAAAAGCTTTACAAAGTAAGAATGTAATAGGCTTGAGTGTTGGGCCTAGAAGGTCGGGCGCATATAGGAATCCTGAGAAGGGAGGATGGTACGCTGGATTTATCAACTTTGGATGGTTGAGAGTAGGTGGCGGTAAGAAGTACACCGGAGAGAACCGAGGCTTTGCACAAAAGGCACAAAGTGCTGCAAAGATGAAAGTACAGGTTAAGTTTATCCGTAACTTCAAGACCATGACTCAAGCGGAGATTAAAAAGCTCAAGTTTGGGCAAAGATTAGGGATGCGATGATAGGTAAAGTGATCAAGAACAAGTTTGACAACACCGCAGCACTGAACGATGTGTTTGGCGGGCGTGTCTACCCATTGGTTGGGGCTCAAAGTGGGGCTC